TATTATACCACATTTTTCTACAAAAGTCAAGAAGTATTTGTAAAAAGAGTAAAATTACCTGCCCGACAATACATTTATAGTGCAGATTCCTGTGCATTTACAGTGCAGATTACACAGTACTAGTTAGTAAGCACTAACTTTTTAATAAATAAGAACAAAATACTAGAACTACTATGGTCTAATTTGACCTTTTTTTGTGTCTGGGTAGGAGCCGCGCTGTGCAATCCTGTAAAATCCCCTCCCCCGGCCCAAAACTGTACAAATATACAGTACTGTATGCCTATACAGGTTTGTGTAGATATGTCAAGTGTGTGGGGTTATGATGCACCACATATAGCCCAATCGCATAAGCTCTCAGAAGCTCTCAGAAGCCCGTCACGGGACGTTATCGGAACCCATGCTGGGCTATTCGGAAAAGGCTAATCGAATTTCACTGTATAAATGACCAGTAAAAAAACTTAAATGCATTTAAGATTCACACTTGAATTTTCCAGCGCATTCGATCACACTGTATGCATGGTGGTATATCCCACTACTGATAAAGGTAAATGACTATGAAAGCTGAAAACATCCAATCCAATACATCTGCTCCGTTCCTTGCTGGTCGTGCATTCGGTACGTTCTCCACTGAGACAGCACTGACCATCGTTAACAGACTGCTGAAAGATGCAAAAGGAATTCACACGGCGCAAGATATGAAAGATTACTGCAACGGATACAAAGAGACGTTGACGGGTAGTACTGGATCGAAGGATTCGCAGACCAGCATGGTGCGAACGGTTCTGAAGGTTGCAACGGGTCTGGACGCGAAGCTATGCGAGTATCACAAGGTTAAGACGCCAGCCGCAGGGCAGAAGGTAGTCCAGAAGCAGATCGACAAGGGTGCAAAGGGTATCGATTCACTATCGAAGGCACTACGCATCCCCAGTGCTGGCAAGGCTGAGGGCGATGGCGACAGCGAAGTAGAGACCGGAACGAATGATACTCACGATACACTGTCGGCATGGTGGGCGGCTTGCGAGAAGCTGGGACACTCTGACAAATACGGGTTGACCACTGACGAAATGCTCGCCCACATCGCGCAGGTAATCGCCAAGTGATTGACCCGAACACAGCATGGCCGTTGATCATTGGCGGCCTAATCCTAATCGCCTACTGGGAAATCAAGGGCGACTTGTAACCACCAGCACCACCACCAAACCCTGTCAGCAATGATGGGGTTTTTTTATGCCCGTCAAACGCTCTCAATCGCTCTCTGAGAGACGTTATATTCCTACCCTATACCCTACCCTTGCTTTTGTTATTGTCCCTCACAGCGCCATACAGGGCCTCTCGTTTGACATAGGTCTTATTCCATGCGATAATATGTACATGGTGGAAATATATCTTTCCGTCATATCAAAACTTAAATGCATTTAAGAAATGCTGGAGGCTGATATGCACAGTGAAGATCAAGCCGAGTTTAAGGATCTGCTTGCTGATGAGATGCCCGAGCTTGGCGCGATGTGGTTCAAGTTTTATTCACGAGAGCCCGATAACTATGATGATGCGGGTGGTTTTATTGTTCGCTTCACATTGTCAAGCCAGCGCGAGCTTGAACGTGATGAACGGAAGAAGTTGGACGGCCTCGTGCGTGAGGAGTACAGACGAGAGTGCTGGCACTCGCATGACTGCTGTGGTTGTGTGTTCTTGTCTTATGTACTGATACACGAGAGTCGTGGTGATGTGTACGTGGAGGTTGACTTTGGTCGTAACTACTAAGGAGGTGGTGACATGGGTTGGATAGTGATGGCTCGTGATGAGTGTGGTGATGAGACCCGCGTTAGTGATAGCGAGTGGTCGAGTGAAGGTGAAGCCTTGGTTGAGGCGGCGGCGTTGCGTGATCGACACCCTGAGTATAGGCGGTGGTGGGTGGAGACATTGCGTGACAAGGATTATTATCTTGCTATGTATGACCAAGATAGGGAGGAGTGGTGATGACACTAACGAAAGAACAACGCCGCGCACTGTTGAGTGTGTGGCAACGTGGTGGATCAGACTTGAGTTACCTACAGTTTAGGCGTAGTGTTGAGTCTGGTTTTTGTATGGATGGTGCAGTCGTAGTGCCGTGGTGTGGTATGTGGCTCGCCATTGAGACTGATGGTTACACCCATAGTTAATTAGGTGCGGGTAATAGAGGAGGAGTAAGTGATGGTTAGTGTATCCAAGATGAGTGGTAAGTTAGCGGGTATTCCTGCTATCAATACCAACACGGCAACCAATGCGTACTGTGTCAAGCAGTACAAGAGTGGTGGAGCGGACAACATTTGCACGATGTGTTACAGCCAGCGGATGCTGAGTACCTATCGTAAGAATTGTCAACCATCATTCCAGCGTAATAGTGACATACTCAGTAGTGATAGGGGTGTTGACATTCCCAAGATCAACGCTGCATTCGTGCGGTTTCATGGTCACGGGGAGTTGATCAATGACACCCACTTCCTCAATCTGTGTGACATAGCGGAGAGTAATGGTCACTGTACGTTTGCACTGTGGACTAAGCGAGTTGACATAGTCCGTCCGAACAGGCATCATGTACCTGAGAATATGATTCTTGTTTACAGTAATCCAAAGATTGATCGCGTGATGCGTAAGCCACCTCGTGGTTTTCATCGTGTGTTCAACAACGTCACTAAGAAGTATCGTGGTGATGCAAACTGCACGGGGCAGAAGTGTATCGACTGCCAGTTGTGCTACAAGTTCGACACGGCATCAGTCATTGTCGAGCACGTTAAATAGTCGCGTTGAGAGACGCTGTAACTTAAATGCATTTAAGGAGAAGTAATCATGGGCTGGAGAAACAGTTACATTGAGATAACCACAGAGATTGATCTTAATAATTATGACGAAGAGATCATGGAGTACGTGGAGCCTGACAACATCAGCGATGCCCTCGACATGATGGAAGGTTGGGGGTACAGTGATGGAGACATCCTTGAGCATATGCTTGAGGAGCCTGCTGCGTTCTTGGAGAAGGTGTCTAACGTGCTGACAGTGGAGACTGCACTGGCACTGGTCAAGGATGTGTATGAGTTTGGTCATGCTATTCAGGTGCGTAACCTGACTGCCAAGGAGAACCAGATCAAGGAGTTGAAGCAGAGGGTTGACGATCTGTTGGCGTTGAACCATACTGTAATAACTGAGAAGGAGGAGACTACACATGAGTCCTGATCTACTGACAGAACTGCGTAACTTCAGGCAGGCACTGCGTGATTGTAAGGCTGACAACCTGAGACAGATGCGTAGGTACAAGCGTGATAGGTTTGATACTAGCTTAGGCTCTTTCATGCACGGTATGGCCTTGGGTAAGACAGCGGCGCTGGAACACCTTGATCGAATGATAAACGTGTTGGAGGTAAGAGATGATACACAGAACGTTTGACACTGAGCTTGATTGCCCGTGGATGACCATCGATGTGCAGATATCTTACTCATTCTCTGAGACAGAGGGTATAGTGGAGCTAGAGTCTGTATGTATTCAGTCATTTGATATGTATGACATGACTGACTTTTTTAATCATGATTATATTTATGATCTTATTCACGATGACATGGAGGAGAGAGCATGAGTATTGTTTCGTTTGATCTGTCGTTACCTGAGTATGCAGCACCGTGTGAACGGCCTGTTGTTCAGACACTGATAGATTTACTGCTAAGGGAAGGAGGTGTGGTGTCTGTCTACGACGAAGAGGAGGTAGCCATACACAAATCCAACGACAGGGATGAGATACTAAAGTCAATGTCACAAACAGGATGGGACACCGTGGAGAGTTATCATCATGATGGTGATATGCGCGGTTGGTTCTCGTTGATCTACAACAACGGGTCAGAGCGTGAGCCTATGATTGTGATCTCTGACTACAGTGCCAACGAGTATTGTGACAGTGTGTACCATAGACTAGACGAAGCCTTTGGAGGGTATGAGCTATGAGTTATTACATCAAACCAGTTACTGAGCCAAGGCCGGGACGTATGGCTGTGTATCGTGTGGTCAAACGACTGCGTGACTTCAAACCAGACAACGGCATTGAGTACATGGTGTTCAAGAGTAAGAAGGCAATGCAGACTGACTTCTTTGTTGACTTGTACTGTGGTAAGAATGGTAAGCTATTCAAGCTTAAAGACAGATCAATGATGAGGTTCTAAGATGAGAGACGGTATGACACACACGCAGATAGCTGAGGTGTTGGGTATCTCGCGTGAATCAGTACGCAACATCGAACGTAGGGCGCTGTGGAAACTCAAGCGGTCAGGTCAACTGGACAAGTTCATATGTCTACTTGAGATGGACGTTGTCGAGTACTACGGTGAGAAGGGACGGAGAGTTAAACAATGTGAATAGTACATTACCTTTTTCTTTTGGAATGTGTTATACTATTTATATAGATAACTAAGTATTAATATTATTATTATTACTATTACTATTACTAATACATAGGAACTACATATGACACGAGAACAGATGGTTGAGGAGTTAGTTGAGTACGAGTTCCAACAGGTGACGTTGGTTGAAATATCTCAGATGTTTATTAAATTACAGCGTGAGTTTATTGAGCAGATGTATGATGACGACCAGATAACGGTACGTTACAATGAAGTGTTCGGTGATGCGGAGGTAGTACACTGATGGCATTCGTTAAGCTACACCAGCAATGTGATGACTGTGGTTCTAGTGATGCGTTGTCTTACAATGAGGACGGGTCTAGCTATTGCTTTGCCTGTGCCAAGTTCACCCCGTCAGAGGACACAGGAGGCTCTGTGAGAAACATTAAGGAACGAGTAGTACCTGCATCAGGGTTCGACAAAGCGGCCTTCACAGAGCCATACAAGGGCTATCAGGACAGGGGTCTAACTGCTACTACAATGGCGGCATACTCCGCACAGCAGAAGGCAGGTAACATTCTGTTTGGTTATCATGATCCTGTTGGTGAGCTAGTGGCGGTGAAGACTAGGTATCCTGATAAGCAGTTCAAGATTGGCGGGGATTGGAAGAAGGCTGGGTTGTATGGTCAGCATATGTTCCCGTCTGGTGGTCAATACATAACCGTAGTGGAGGGAGAGTTCGATGCCTTGGCATCCTATCAAATGTTTGGTGGCAAGTATCCTGTTGTGTCTGTTCGTAATGGCGCCCAAGGTGCTGCTGCTGATTGCCGCAGATCCTACGACTTCTTGGATCAGTACGATAATATTATCTTTTGCTTTGACAACGACGATCATGGCCGCTCTGCTGCTCTAGAGTGTGCTGATATCTTTGGTGGTAAGGCTAGGATCTTCCATCATGGTGAACACAAGGATGCGTGTGACTACCTGATGAACGCAGACAAGGATGACTTTGTTAAGCGTTGGTGGGCGGCTAAGACCTACACACCTGATGGTATGGTGATGCTAGGTTCTCTGCGTGAGGCACTGAAGAAACCGTTGGAGGAAGCAGAGGTACGCTATCCATACAAGGGACTAGATGACATGACGTTTGGTGTACGTCCGACTGAGCTTGTCACCATCTGTGCTGGCTCTGGTCTGGGTAAGTCTACGTTCATGCGTGAGCTAGTGTTCTCTATCCTTGGACAGACCAACGACAGGGTGGGACTAGCGTTCCTTGAAGAGACACCGGACAGGACAGCGCGTGGTCTGGTGGGACTACAGATCAACAAACCTATCCATCTTCCGGGCTGTGACTACTCACCATCTGAGGTAGACCAAGTGTTTGACAGTCTCAACCTAGATGATCGTGTTGTACTATGGGATACCTTTGGTTCCAACAAGATTGAGAACGTACTGGCACGGTTCCGTTACCAGATCAAGGTACTGGGTGTGCAGTACATTGTGCTGGATCACATCTCCATACTGGTGTCGGATCAGGACAACGGTGATGAGCGTAAGGCTATCGATGAGATCATGACCAAGCTACGTATGTTCTGTCAGGAGATGCGTGTGTGTATGTTTATCGTGTCACACCTACGCAGACCTGAAGGTAAGGGACATGAGGACGGTGCATACACCAGCCTTGGACAGCTACGTGGTTCAGCAGCGATAGCCCAACTCAGTGACATCGTGTTAGGATTAGAACGTAACGCACAAGCAGAAGATCCTATGGTACGTAACACTACCAACGTGCGTGTGCTGAAGAACAGGTTCAGTGGTATGACAGGACCGGCGACTGCATTGATGTACAACAAGGACACGGGGAGGCTCACTGAGATATTTGAATGAGGTGTATTGCTTGTGATAAGATAATGACAGACTACGAGCTAACCAAGAAGTTCAGTGGTAGTGGGGAGTTCGTTGATATGTGCAACGAGTGTAGTAGGTTTCTTGTTGAGGATGACTTGACAGCAGTAGGTAACGTAGACTATGCTACGCTCAGTGATCTAGAGGAGATTAAAGATGTCGAGGATGGGACAGTGGATTATGACACAGGAACAGAACAAGGAGATGAGGGATGGTGGTAGCAGACTATCAGAAAAACAAGAGCGTGATCTCGCCTACTACGAATACTGTGTTTTTAGACATAGAGGCAGACGGCCTGAACCCTACGAAGATACACTGCGTGGTTACAAAGAGATCGAACGAAGCTCACTTGACGCATTTATCTAGAAGGAGTTTGATGGATGAACTGGCGAAAGGTGGCAAAGTATGTGGACACAATCTTATTGGTTATGATCTTCCTGTTATGCGTAAACTGTGGGGCATCCGTATACCAGCACATAGAGTTGTCGATACTCTAGTACTGTCGCGCCTATTCCACCCTGACCTAGATGGTGGTCACAGCCTAGCTGCATGGGGTGGTAGGCTTGGCTTTGCTAAGGGTGAACACAGCGAATGGGATGAGCTATCACCTGAGATGATTGAGTACTGTAAGCGTGACGTTGATGTGACCCAGCGCCTGCACGATGCACTCATGGGACAGATGCAGATGTTTGGATTCAGTCAGCACTGCGTTGACCTTGAACACAGCGTTGCATTCATCTGTAAGGATCAGGAAGACAACGGCTTTGAGTTTGACAGGGATGGTGCAACCAAGTTGTACGAAGAACTTACCACACGTATGCACAGGATTGAGAAAGACTTACAACAAGTGTTCCCACCCATAGTAGAGGAGAGGTACAGTGACAAGACAGGTAAGAAACTCAAGGACAAAGTTACGGTATTCAATGTCGGTAGTAGACAACAAATTGCAGAGCGGCTTGCTGGCAAGGGCGCTGTGTGGAAGGAACTCACTCCCGCAGGAAAACCGAAAGTCGATGAGGCGACTCTTAAAAAGCAGACTGACATTCCCGAAGCAAAGATTATACTCCGTTATCTTCTCTGCCAGAAACGCGCCTCTCATGTTGACTCGTGGATTAAAGCAGTGGGCGAAGACAACAGAATACATGGACGAGTCAGGCACATCGGAGCTGTCACCGGACGGAT